CGGCGGGATCATAGCCTTTGGTTGCGGTTCTGTTGAAGAGGGTCGTCGTAAAGAGACGAATCTGTACTGATGGCGAAGAAAACGAACTCATTACGTGAATGGTTCTCCCAGAACGACGGGAAGGGTTGGGTTGATTGTAAGACTGGCAAGCCTTGTGGTCGTCAGGAGGGTGAGAAGCGTAAGAGTTATCCGGCCTGTCGCCCTACTATGGCACAATGTACATCGGCGGCGAAGAAAAAGAAGTCGTCAAAAAGAATTAGCTGGAATGCAAAAAACGGCGGACGCGTTCCGTCAACAGCAGTTCGGGTGTTTTAATGACATCTGTTTGAAAACGTAGTATGGTGAAACAAAGGAGACTATCAATGGAACGTAGAAGTAAAACAAAAGCTCCTGTCAAAGATAAGTTTGACATATTTGATCCACGTAACGCTGGACCAAAGTCTGGAGCAACAGATGAAATGAAAGCTATGGCAAAGTATATCTCAGAAAATCCAGGGGATAACATTAGTATGCAAGGCGCACTTGCAAAAATAAAGAAAATGTCTCCAAAAGAACTGAGAAATCTTAAACGAGCTACTGGTTTTAGTACAGGTGGCGGCATCAAGGCTGGCTACAAGTACGGTGGTCAAGCTAAGAAAGGCTATAACTATGGCGGCTGCGTAATGGCTGGTCGTGGTGGTTCTTACAAAGGCGAGTCATAATGACAACTTCAGGTTCAAGAGACTTCAACCTCGATGTCGGTGAGATTATCGAGGAAGCGTATGAGCGGTGTGGGCTAGAGGTCCGCACAGGCTACGATGCCAGGACAGCGCGTCGGTCTTTGAACCTGATGTTTGCTGAATGGGCTAACCGTGGTCTAAACCTTTGGACGGTGAATCAAGGCACGATTACCCTGACACAAGGTCAAGCACAAGAAACGCTTACTTCTGATGTTGTCGATGTTTTGGAAATGGTTCTTCGTAGAGACAATACAGACTATGAAATAGAACGGATTAGTCGTGGAGAGTATTTAACTTTGCCAAACAAAACCACGCAGGGTAGACCAAGTCAGTTTTACTTTGATCGACAAATAGATCCGGTAATTAACCTATGGTCTGTTCCAGAAAACTCTACGGACCAAATCATTTACTACTACGTTCGTAGAATTGAGGACGCGGATGCTTTGGTTAATACTACTGATATGCCTTTTCGTTTTTACCCTTGTATGGTGGCGGGGTTAGCTTATTACATGTCTATGAAACGCGCACCAGAACGATCTCAGCTTTTAAAAGTTGTATACGAGGAAGAGTTCCAACGTGCAGCAGACGAAGATGAAGGACGCACTCCTCTTAAACTACAGCCTAGTATTCAGTATTTGAGGGTGTAATGACATACGCAAGTGGTAAAAAAGCCTGGGGAATTTCGGACAGGTCTGGTCGTAGATACCGTTTGCGGGACATGCGGCTAGAGTGGACGGGGGCATTAGTTGGAATTGACGAATATGAACCCAAACATCCACAGCTTTTTCCCCCAAAAGTTGGCCCTGATCCTCAAGCATTAAGGAATCCTCGCCCAGATCGAGTAGAGCCATCGGTAGAAGTTTTGCTTTGGGAAAATCCATTTACTACAGCGGCATCTGGTTCATCTGTAATTACTGTTTATGAAAATGCGCACGGTAGAAGCACTTCAGATGTTGTTCGTTTTAGAAATGTTTCTTCGTTCGACGGTATTACGGCAGCAGATATAATGAACTCTTCTGGTTATTCTATAACGAAAATCGATGACAATAGTTATACAATTACGGTTTCTGGTACTGCTACTGTTGGAGGCATTAGAGGCGGCGGTGATTTTGCATCAGCAGGACCAGTAACGGTGGAGGCATAAATGGCGTTTACTTATGCGGAATTAAAACAGGCAATACAGGATTACACCGAGAACACGGAAAGCTCGTTTGTTACTAATTTGCCTATTTTTATAAGAACGGCAGAAGAGCGTATACTTAAAAGTGTACAGCTTAGTTTGTTCCGTAAAAATGCGACAGCCAGTACAGCAGCGTCGGATAAGTATTTTGCTTGTCCTGCCGACTTTTTGGCTCCTTTTTCGTTAAGTTTGGCTGGTACAGACGGAGATAAATTTTTTATTGAGTTTAAAGACCCGTCTTTTTTACAAACATACACGCCAGACAGCACGACAACTGGCGCACCAAAGTATTACGCGCAGTTCGACGTTGATAATTTCATGTTGGCCCCTACGCCAGATCAAAACTACGCCGCAGAACTTCACTATTTTTATAGACCGGCAAGTTTAACCGCAGGTGCCGATAGTGGAACCACTTGGTTGAGTACGAATGCTGAATTGGCTTTGTTGTATGGATCACTGATTGAAGCCTACATCTATATGAAGGGTGAACAGGACGTAATGGCAATGTACAATCAGCGGTTTCAAGAAGCATTGATGGGAATTAAGATGCTTGGCGAAGCAAAAGAAACAACCGATGAGTATCGCACAGGCAAGGTGATAAGGCCAAAGCAATGATGCATTTATAAAAAAGGTTGTGTATGGTACACTTCAAACAGTCGAATACATAAGGAGACTTTAACTATGGCTTTTGATGGAAGCAGCTACATGTGTACGACCTTTAAGCAGGGTCTTCTTAACGGAGACTTTGACTTTAGTTCGGACACAACTCACGTTTTTAAGATTGCTCTGTATACAAGCAGTGCAACTGGCACAGACTTTGGCGCAAGTGGTACTGATATGGATGAAACCGTAAAGTATTATAACGCGACAAACGAAGTAAGTTCGACCACTTCAGGTGGGTCTAACGATTACGCAGGGGGTGGTGGTACGCTAACAATTTCAACAAACCCTACTACAGGCGGCACAACAGCGTATCTAAGTTTTGATAACGAAATCTTTACTGCGTCTACCTTTACTGCGCGAGGTGCGTTGATCTATCGCTCTGATGGGTCTGCTCCGACAAACAATGCAGTTGCAGTGCTAGACTTTACGGCGGACAAAACAGCGACAAACGGTGATTTCCAGATTTCGTTCCCAACTGCTGGAGCTTCAACTGCTATCATTCGTATTGCGTAAGTAAACATTTAGGAGAGTGGTGCGATGGCATTAGTTGTTAAGGATCGTGTAAAACAAACCACCTCTACAACAGGCACTGGTGCGCTTGATTTAGACGGTAACTCTGCGGGGTTCCAAACCTTTGGAACTGCATTGTCTAATGCAGACACGACCTATTATGCCCTAACTGAAGGTAGCACTGGTGCGTGGGAAGTTGGTATTGGAACCTTTGCAACGGGCAGTCCTAACACCCTTGCGCGTACAACGGTGCTTGCGAGTTCTAACTCAGGCTCTGAAGTAGATTTAACTGCAGGCGATGCGGATGTTTTCATTACTCAACCTGCGGGGAAATCAGCGCACTTTGATGCCAATGGCGATCTGATACTAAATCAAGACCCGACAACCGCTTTAATGGCTGCGACAAAAGAGTACGTGGACACGATTGCGGCGGCAGGGATTCATTACCATGATCCTGTTCGTGTTGAGAAGGAAGGCAATCTCAACGCTACCTATGACAACGGTACAAGCGGTGTAGGTGCCACACTTACCAACGCAGGTACTCAGGCCGCACTTGTTATCGATGGCGTGACAATGGTCTTAAATGACCGCGTTCTTATCTACGAACAAACAAACGCCGCACATAACGGTATATACACCGTCACTAACGTAGGTTCTGCAAGCACGGACTGGGTGCTTACTCGTGCCACAGATGCCGACAGCTACGGCCCATCAGACCCAGATGCACTTGGTCAAGGGGATGCATTCTTTGTAAGCGAAGGTGATGAAGGTGCTGGTGAAACATATGTTATGACAACCGAAGGCACGATTACCTTTGGAACAACCGATATTGTGTTTTCTCAGATTTCTGCCACTCAGGTTTACTCTGCAGGTGATGGTCTTACTCTTACAGGTACTACGTTTGCCGTGGGTGCGGGGACAGGCGTTACAGTTAACGCCAACGATGTAGCGATTGGACAGGCGGTTGGAACATCCGACAGCGTCACGTTCGCTCAAGTTACTGCTGAACTTGTGGGTAATGCTACTACTGCCACTGCTTGGGAAACCTCTAGAACAGTAAGCCTTACTGGCGATGTCACTGGTTCAGCGACAGGTGTAGATGGCTCTGGTGATGTAAGTATCGCAACGACGATTGCTGCAAACTCTGTAGCTCTTGGGACAGACACCACGGGTAACTACGTTGCAGACATTACTGCTGGCAATCTGATTGATGTATCGGGTGGTGGAAGTGAAACAGCTACCGTTAATGTCGCAGTGGATTTAAGCGAACTGACAACATCGACTGTGGATGCAGACGGGGCTTTCTTTGCTGTTGTTAATGCTTCTAATGTTCAAAGAAAGCTGACCAAGGGTAACATCAACATTAGCGGCTTCAATAATGATGCTAATTATGACATTGGTACTGTTACTTCTGTAGGGGTGAGTGCAGGAACGGGTATTAGTGTATCTGGTTCACCCATTACTGGCTCTGGTACAATAACTGTAACAAATACTGCACCCGATCAAACTGTAACTTTGAACCAAGCTGGCGGTGTAACGATTACTGGGACATATCCAACTTTTACAATTTCTTCCACAGATACCAATACAACGTATTCTGCGGGTACAGCATTAGACTTGGTTGGTACAACTTTTCATGTAGATTTAAGCGAACTATCCACATCTACTACAGATGGTGACGGCGATTTCTTTGTAGTTGTTGATGACGTTAATGCTCAACGAAAGCTCACTAAGGGCAACATTAACATCAGCGGTTTTAACAATGATGCTGGATATACTACAAACGTAGGTGACATTACTGGTGTAACGGCTGGTACAAACCTAACTGGTGGTGGAACATCAGGTACAGTTACCATCAACATGGCAACAGGCGGTATTGGTGCGGGTACTTATGGTTCGACGGGGAACGGCACAAAGATTGATACCATTACGGTTGATGCCTATGGACGAGTAACTGCTGTTGCCACTGGTGCAACTGGGGATATTCTTGGCGTTACAGCAGGTAGTGGTCTAACAGGTGGCGGCACTTCGGGAACTGTAACCCTTAATGTCGGTGCTGGTACAGGTGTTACTGTCGCAGCAGACACTGTTTCTATTGGTCAGGATGTTGCGACAACGGCAAGCCCATCCTTTGCAGGATTAACTGTAGACACTGACGTTTTATATGTGGACAGCACAAATGATCGGGTTGGCGTTAATAAGACTAACCCAGCTTATGACTTTGACGTTGCGGGGAATGCCCGTGTTACCACAATTCGTGTAGGTTCTTATATCTACCACGATGGCGACACTAACAGTTATTTAAGGTTTATTGCGGCAGATGATGTCCAGTTAGTTTCAGGCGGGAGACAGATGCTCCGCATGGACGAGGGAACTGATCCTGATCGTTTACGATTTGTAACCGATAGTAACTGGACTGACAGTAACGGCGATTGGGCTATGTCTGGCGATGTTACCGTTGGTGGTGATGTTACTGCTACAGACGTTGACGTATCAGGAACTGTGCAGATCGGTTCGGAAGTAGTTCTTCAAGAAAGCACTGACCGTGCAGACTTATTGCAGATTACGTCTACTACATCTGGTTGGGGCGGCTTGCAAATACGCAATAGTTCTAATGAAGGTCGTTGGTCTTTTATGACTGATGGTGGAAGTGCTGGTATTTATGACGATGAGAATAACGAGTGGGCCATGCTTATGGCTGAGAACGCATATGTTCGTCTTTATTACAATGGTTCTCAAAAATTTGCAACAACCAGCACTGGGGTTGATATAACGGGTGCGCTCACTGTTAACGGCTCTCCTATAGGGGGTGGCGGTGCTTCTTATGAATACAAGAACGCTAATTATACAGCTTCTTCTGGCGATTACGTTCTTGCAGATACTTCTTCAAGCTCCTTTACGGTTACATTACCCGCTTCGCCATCTGTTGGTGATACTGTATTTGTTTCAGATTACAGCGGTTCTTTCTCGTTAAACAATCTTACTATTGGACGTAACGGGTCTACTATTGGCGGTTCTGCTGCTGATCTTGTTGTGTCTAATGCTAATGTTGAAGTGTTCTTGTATTACCACAATAGTACGTGGAATGCGTATATTAAAAATCAAACAAAGTTTGTTGATCCGTCTGTGGTAGGTTTGTCTGGGCCGTATTATGTAAATGAAGGTTCCGTTGCGCCTATTGTTATAGATTTCTATGACACCACTGCCAGCTACAGTATTAGTGTGACAGGTGGTTCCTATGTGCGTTACAGTGACAGTATAAACTGGACTGTACCATCTGTTTCTTCAAACACGAACCATTCTATTACCGTTACTAAAACGTCAGGCGGTTCCTCAAGTACGGATGTACATACTTTAACTGTTGTAAGTATTTCAACGGTATCAGATGGAGCAATAAGTGAGTCAAGCTTCTCTAGTAGTTACCTTAATGATGGGTGGACAGTATAATGCAATCAAATAAATCAAATGCTCTGTGGGTAAGTAACAAATATGAGCAAGGTGTTGGTGAGACAGATTGGAAGCAATATGCTGCTCTAATGACAACCCCTCAAACTACTAGCAATAACTCTCTCTTTTCTGCCACTACATCTGCTTTAACACTTGGCAGTACCTCTCTTCCTGTTATGTTAGAGGAGTCAGGTGGCACTAAGACGCTTTTTAGTGACTCTAGTAAACTTACCTCTACAAATGCACCTGATGTTACTACAGGTACAGTTAGCACATCTCACTCTTTTTCTAATATATATTCTTTTGGTTTTTTAGTTACTCCAGATGGCACTCAAGTAGGTATTTGGAATTACAGTGCTAACCAACTACAAGTTTATGCTATGAGTACTCCGTATGACTTAACAACGGCTTCAAATACAAATAATATTAGTATAAATGACGCCAGCGCATCGAGTGATGTTAGGTTTAATTCAAATGGAACAAAAGTTTTTGCTCCTTATGGTACCAGTCAATCTTACGTATATGAATATCCGTTAAGTACTGCTTATGATCTGTCAACACTTGGATCAGGAAGTGTACTTTATACAAACTCAAGAAATCCTGATTATGCTCTTGCCGTAAGTGACTCAAGCTGGTTTTTTTCAGATTGGAGTTATGGTGCTGGTTTGTTTGAGCAAGGGTCTAATACGATGATCACGCTGCCAGACGGTACAAGTTCAAATATACGGTCACTTTATTTTGAGGCTAATGGGTCTGTTTTGTACGCACTAAGGGATAATGGCATACTTTATCAGTACTCTTTGTCTACTCCGTATGATCCCTCAACAGCTTCATATAACAATCTATCTCTAAATATAGGTGGGACTATTTCAACCCCTACTAGCATTCAAACTGCTGGTGGTTACTTGTATATACAAAAACAACCCACTAACTCCACACTTTATAGAATTTCAGGGGATTTCTCTACTTCGTATGTATACGATATTTCTAGCCTAAGCCTATCGTCTGCCCCAACAAAAGCATATCAACTACCATCTTGTGCCGTTGCTCTTGGGGGAAATGAAATTGCAACAAATGCATACCCCACGCCCCATGCTGCAGTGAGTAGTTCAACTACGTCTGTTACAATGGGCTACAATACTTCTACTGATCCCGTAATCGCAGCTAATGATCCTATTGATGTAGTTTTTATAAAAAGTGCTGGAACAAATAATGCTGGTACAAAAACCCAAAGTAGTAGCAACACTCTTAGTAGCTATACTTTAACGACTGTTTCTGATGATGGAGCTTATGCTTATGCTAGAACTGGCGGCAGTTTTTATAGATACCCATTATCTACTAACTTTGATATAACCACCGCTGGCTCTAGTGACCAGAACTACTACAGTGGTTCTAGTTATGGTACTCAATTTCTTACCTATGATGGAAGACATCTAGCTGTATACTACTACAATAATAGATATTTTTATATTTATAGTTTATCTACTCCTTATGTAATTACCAGCACTAAAACACAGGTTGGTTCATATATAGATGCATCTTCTCAAATCAGTACTTCATATAGTAACCCTCAAATCTTTCTGACTGATGATTTGTCTCACGTTTATATTGGAAGCAACCTCAATTCGGTTAACACTATTTATCACTATGTTAATGGTGCGTTTTCTGATAGCCTACAAACAAATGCTTATGGCAGTCAAAACGGCGGTCACGATGGATTAGCTATCAGTGCAGATGGGTTAACTCTTTATGGGAGTAATAACAGTAATTCTGGAAGCGGTGCTATATATGAGTACGCTTTAAAAGCGCCTTATAGTTTAGCTGACGCCACATTGACTGGCACCATTACTGTTAGCAGTGCTTCTGTTACTGCGTGGCGTGGAATTGCTCTTAACCCTGCAACGTACACAAGATTATATTTTAATTCTGATACTAGCAGTGGCTATAGACAAGGGCAGTATACTTCAAGTGGCAGGTTTGGGGGTAAGGCTTTCTCAACAACTGCTTCCACTATTAATCTTTCAGGCAGTAACACAGTAATAACATTCCCCCAACAGGATTACGCACCTGATGGTTTGACTATGCCAGACACTTCTACTGCAGCTAATTTTACTGGGTTTACTACTTCTGGCAGTAATTGGATTATAGAGTCAGATAAAGTTACACTGCCTGGTTCAGACACAGGCCGATACATACAGTATAAAATTGAAGCACCTAATTCTGGTATGACCACCAGTAACTTGCAGTTAAATCTTTGGAAACTACCGTAAACGAGGAATAGTTAAATGTTTGGCTTCTTCCCATATTCGGGAGACACCTACGCAGGAGCAGGAGCCGCCAGTAGTGCGATTTCTGTCAATGGTGTTGAAGCCACAGGAGCCGTTGGTTCCGTAACAATTACGGGCGATGCTGTCGTTAATCTTACAGGTGTCGCCGCCACGGGTGCTATTGGCACTATTGAAATCAACATTCCAAAAATCGTTGACGTTACGGGTGTTGAGGCAACGGGAGCCGTAGGAGATGTCACTGTTGTTGGTGACGCGATCTTCTCTGTCACAGGCGTTTCAGGGACTGCGCAACTTAGCACTCCTACAATACAAGCATCTGCTCAGACTGACGTAACAGGTGTTGCTGCTACAGGAGCCTTGGGCGATGTCACTGTTGAAGCGGATGCCGTTGCCGATGTCACGGGTGTTGAGGCAACGGGCGCAGTTGGTGACGTTACCGTATCAATTAATATTGATATAGAAGTCACTGGTGTTGCCGCGACAGGTGCCGTGGGCGATGTCACGATTATCGCGGACGCAAACCTAGACGTTACTGGCGTTGCCGCCACAGGTGCCGTAGGCGATGTCACTGCTACAGGTAGCGCGGTTGTCGAGCCAACGGGCCTTGCAGCAACAGGTGCGGTCGGTCAAGTTACAGTCCAAATTAACATTACTGTCGATGTCACTGGTGTTGCAGCCACAGGCGAGGTGGGTGATGTTGCGGTAAGCGGAAGCGCAAATGTACTTCCTGTTGGAGTAGAGGGTGACGGAGTCGTAGGAACTGTGATAGTGTGGGGAGGAATTACACCGTCCCCAGGAACGACTTGGAGTGAGATTGATCCAACGGATAGTACAACTTGGAGTGATGTATCTCCTAATCCAGGGACAACTTGGACGGACATAGCAGCGTAAAGGTAAAGTAGATGGCAACCTATACAACGAACACAGGGATTTATAAGATTGCTACTGGCGCGTTGCCGACCAGTTGGGGCGATGTAACAAACACGAATTTTGATATCATTGACCGTGCAATCAGCGGAATTGGTACACTTACTCTTTCTGGCGCAACCTCTACGTTGTCTACGACTGACGGAACATTGTCTGACGGAATGTATCGTTTGTTGATTCTTAGCGGAACCCCTGACAACGATCACACTATAACGGTGTCCCCTGCAGATGCTCAGAAGGTTTATATCGTGCAGAACAATACCACTGCACAGGACGTAATCTTTACGCAAGGTTCTGGCGGAAACGTTACTGTTCCAAACGGAACGAGCAAACTTATTTATTGTGATGGGGCGGGGGCAAGTGCCGCAGTTACGGACGTTACGGGCGATTTATCTTTTAGTGACGTTAGTATTACGGGCGGTTCGATTACGGGGATTACTGACCTTGCAGTTGCTGATGGCGGGACAGGAGCTTCATCTGCATCAGATGCCAGAACAAACTTAGGTGTTGCCATAGGTACAGACGTGCTTGCGTATGATGCAAACCTTCAGTCGTTTGTCACAGCTTTCACGCTGCCCACTTCGGACGGCACAGCCAATCAGGTTCTAACAACAAATGGTTCTGGAACACTTAGCCTTCAAGATCAAAGAACGGCAGGCAGCACTCAGCTTACTGCAACGGGTGCGGTATCTGCAGGTGAATTAGTGGTTTTGAACACTGATGGCACCGTAAGTTCCGTTGCGGACTCTGACTCTGCAATTAGCTTTGGCACTGCGGCGGCATTAACTTCCAACCAAAGCAACTATAAAGATGCGTTTTTGGTTTACGACACAACAAACAATCAACCCATTCTTGTGTACTTAGATGATTCCTCTACCACATCTGACGTTTACGCCGTTGTTGGTTCTGTAAGTGGTACGTCTTTTACGTGGGGTACGCCTGTTTCTGTAGCGGTATCCGCGAAAGTAGGCTACGGCATTAGTGCTTGCTTTGATTCCTCTAGCAACGATTTGTATGTGGCTTATGT